AAATGCAGATACGACAATAGCAGCAGGTTTACCAAACATTACAGGACATGCAACTTTTGGTGGTTTATCTGGAAGTAGATGGGACTCAGGGTACACGGGTGGTTCTGGTGCCTTTACTAATTATACTACAAGCCAATATTGTTCTTATGGTACAAACAGTGCTAGTGGTTCATATCCTTATGGTTTAAAAATTGATGCTTCTAGGTCTTCATCAATATATGGAAATAGTTCAACAGTTCAGCCACCTGCTTATGTTGTTAATGTATGGAAAAGGACAGCTTAATTATGATTAAATATTGTTTTATTAAAGATGAAGAAACAGGACTTGTAAAATTAGGTGTTGGATGTTCAGACGAGTATTATGAAGAAATTGGGATGAAACAAAGAGATGTAAAGCAATCTGATATAGATTTTCAATGGTATTTATCTGAACTTTGTCCAATGAAAACAGAAGAACAAAAAGAGCAAGAGGAAAAAGAACGCATTGCTAATTTATCATTAACTAAACGTGAGGTATTCTTGGCATTATATAAAGATAAAGGTATAACTCCTGAACAGTTACGTAGTCAAATAACAGACACAGAAGCATTAATTGAATTTGATTATGCTAATGATTATTTTAGGGGTAATCCATTGATAGATAAAATTGGTATTATGTTAGGTTATAGTTCTAATGATTTAGACTATTTATTTGAGCATAAAGAATTACCAAAGAAAGGAGGATAGCTTTATGGCTTGCAAAGGTAAAAAAGGTAAAAAATAATGTTGGAAGTAAAACTAATATTAGCTTTTACAAAAATAGGTATTATGTTAACTTGGAGGTTTTAGATGGGTAAACGAGGTTGCTGGATAACTAGTAAAGTATTAACAGTACATGATAATAGACCTAATAGAGTTATTACTTTAACTAATCAAATATTATATTATGATGGTATATTATATCTAGTACCTCGTAATACTGTTAGTGATAACTATAGTATACCATTAGGTATAAATAAGAACAAATGGGATGAGAGACCTTCTCATCTCCATGATATAGGTTGTAGATATCATCAAGTAATTATAGTAGATTTACCTTTAGAAATATTATATACTAATTATATAGAAATAGATAAAGATAATAATATTATATGTAAAGATATACCTATAGAATATCTTAAAGTAATAGATGTAGATTTTAATACTTGTAATAACTTATTATATAAGGGTATGGAAGTAATAAGTAATATACCTAGTTATGTTTGTAAAGCATATAGATTAGGTGTTAACTTTAATGTTAATTGGTTATTTACTGGTAAAGATAAGATAAATATTAATAATATATATGTTAATAAATTATATACATAATATAATATATATATTATAAAGAGGATAATATAATGGATGATGTACAATATATGATATATAATGAATTAGTTGCTATGAGGGAAGACTTAGCTAACCATAGAGCTGAAGTAGATAGTAGACTAACTTCATTAGAAAAGTTTAGGGATAAAGCTATTGGTGTACTTATAGCGGTAGGTGTAGGTATTAGATATGCTTGGGATTATTGTAAAGAAAGGATATTTTAAGATATGGTTGATTATAAAAATATTGCAAAAGAATTAATTTATAACTATGCTAGTCCTGCTCCTTATCTTGTAAGAGAGAACTGGCAACCAGTAGCTGATTATGGTGTTAGTAAAGCAGCTCTAGCTAACGTAGCACGTAACTATTATGGTAATGCTATTAATAATCTACTAGGTAATACTAACAATCAATACTTAATGGGTATATTGAATGATGCTAGAAATAGAAACTTAGAACGTCAAAGATTAAATGCAATGCAGTATGGTGGATACCCAATGTATCCAATGGACTAGGATATGACATACGATATAGGAGGAAATATGGGTAGTATAAAAGGTATAATAATCCATTGGACAGGCGGTGTATATAACCCTAACGCTGTGGATATGGCACACTATCATTTCCTTATAGATGGTGATGGTAGAGTAATTAAGGGTACACACGATGTTAGAGATAATCTTAACTGTAAAGACGGCAATTATGCAGCTCATTGTGGGGGTGGTAATACTGGTAGAATAGGTATAGCTCTATGTGGGATGTTTACAGATACTTATCCTATTAAGAGATTACAATTAGAAGCTCTATGTAAGAAATGTGCAGAGTTATCAAAGACTTATGGTATACCTATCAATAGCAATACTATAATGACTCACTCAGAGTTTGGTCATAAGAACCCTCATACTACATCATTCGGTAAAGTAGATATAGATAAGCTACCTTGTATAGCTTTATATGATAGACAATCAGTAGGTAACTGGTTAAGAAATAAAATTAATTGGTATAGGAGCAATATGTAATGGACTACGAATTAAAGCCAATATATGAATGGATAAGTGATGGTATAGACTTTGGTAAAGAGATACCTGATTGGATTGACCCACGTGACCCTGCATGGCTAAATAAAGAATTTAACAGAAAACCTATGCCTAATTGGATACAAGAATTATCTGATTGGTCTATGGATACTGGCAACTATAAAAAGATTGATGAGCTGTTAGACCTAAGGTTTGGAGATAAGTATAATACCCCATGGGATGCTGACGAAATAAATAAGTTTAAGTACGGAGAGATGTATAAAGGTATAGAAAAAGCTAAACCAGGTAAGCAATCATTGATAACAAAATATCTTAAAGCTATTAACCCACAAGAAGTATTTCATCGTGACCCAGAATTTATATTTGATAAATTTGATTTGAGTAAAGCTGGAATTAGAAAAGATGGTAGCAAATATTTATTAAACTGGGGACCAGGAGCTTATGTATCAATAGAAAACGACCCATCATTAAATAAACCTTACGGAGATAAGGTTAGTAGATTTTTTATTAACCCAGAAGCTAAGCTTATAACACCTAATACCAAGAACCTCGCTAATATATATTCACATCCTTATTTCAGAGAAGAAGAATTGCATGGTCCTAAATTTCAGAAATATTTACAGAAAAAAGGATACGCTGGTATCCATGATGATTGGGAAAAGGTATTCTATAATCCAGATAAAGATTTATTACCTGCTAATACTAAACTTCAACGTATTGTAAATAGGCTCTTTAATAACTCAGCTATTAAATATGGTAGCCAGCTACTTAATAGAATAGCTACACCAATGATGATACTAGAAGGGCTATCGCAACCAGCAGGTGAAGGTAGCGATATAGTACCGATGTATCCAGTAAATGGAATGTTAAAAGGTTATATAGATAATTATTAGTCTCAAACCTAGATATATCTTAACGATTTAATTAGAGGTCTCTAGAAGACGATTTAAGGCGGGGTAATATTAATTAGGATAAAATATATATAGATAAACAGAAAGACGGCAGGAAATTAATCCTAGCCGTCTATTTTTTTGCTTTCTTCGCATGTATTTGCAAAGTAACTAGCTATAGCATCTCTTACTTTTTCATCTACTTCTTTATTAATTGCATCTGGTTCTAAATTATATAACCCTTGGTTACATTCATAGAAGTCTGCAATATGGTCTCTCCAGTCAACTATATCATGGTTATTTAATATTTCGTTTGCTGTTCTATTTTGAAGTATAAAGTATAATCTAGCAAGAGCATTGAAAGCTATATGAGACGCATGGAGTAATAAACTCTCATCATCTACTGGACTATCTTCCTCAGCAAATAAATGCCTTAACATAGCATTGGTATATCTAGTCTCTCCGTCTTTCACTAGCTTCCAATTAGACTTCTCGTATTTGTTAGCACCGAACTCCCAGACTTTACAGAGAGCTAGTAGAGGTTCTTTGAAATCTACTAACATCTCTGCTAATCTAGGTTTATCGGTATCATACTTTACACCATTCTTCAAGTCATCAAACTCATGATGGTGTTCCATACCTACTCCTCCTCATTTCTTTTATCAGGGTTTGCTTTCTTTAATACAAACCTAGGAGCCTTAGGGTTTTGTTGATGCATAGGGAATAAGATATACTTATCACTATCAGTTAACTTGAAATGGTAATAAGGTTTGCCACTAGATGATACATTACCCCATACAGGTATACAACCATTCTCATCAAATAATTCTTCTTTACCTTGTATACTCATTATCCAACCTCCTCATTAGCTCTTAGTTCTTCTAATCTCTTTAACAGTCTTTCATAGATATCTTTACCTTTAACAATCAAAGCTTCTACCTCTTTCTTCATACCTTTGAGGTATTCAATAAAGCCTTTTACTTTTTCTGTGTAGTTCTTAATCTTTTCGATATCCACTTTCTTGTCTGCAATTTTGTTTTCTACAAATCTTTTAGCTTTAGCGTAATCACTAGCTAATTTAATAATACTGAATAAACCCATTTTAATTCTCCTTTCCTGGTTTATCTATTAACTTTATTCATATAGGCTAACTCTCTCGAGTTCTTACATTGCCAATACTCATCACAACCATTACTTACATCAACCTTATCTACTACAATAAAACTTTGACCGTAATCTTCTGAGTCTGCTAAGTAACGGAAGCAAGTACACTTCTTACCACAATCACTTCTACTACACTTAGAAATATCTACCATTCTTCACCTCCAAATATATCTTCTAACTCTTTATCTCTAGTACGAATATCTGTACGTTTTATATACCGTTGTATATAATCTTTTATATCTCCATCTATATAACCTATATCTATACCTAGCTGTAACCATCCTATTATATTCTTACTATTTATCGGATAGTTCATTACTTCTTACCCTTAGAAATTTTATTAAATTCCTTATTTATTTCTTTTATCATTTTCTTTTTTTCTTTAATGCTATCAAGTATCTTAGCTAGTGGTTCTGTTTCATTACCAACAAAAGCACCTTGAATAGCGAGCTTACCTATGCCATCTGATGTATAATAATTAAGACCATATTTGTTTCTGAACAATCGTTTGATATACCACGGAAGCTCCATATATAAATCCCATTTATAATTATCGAAAAACTTATCGTTTACTTCTACTCTATCAAGAAGAAACTCTATACCTCTTTGATTGGCAATATCTGCTTTTTGGATATACGTTTCTAAATCTGTAACACTACGTTGCAGGTCTGCAAGTCTACCTAAATGTAACAACTCAATTAGTTTGTTAGCTAAAAATTCTTTAATCATCTATCCTCCTTGTATCTAACTTCTCTCCACCATAGAGGGTTATTACCCCATCATCATAATTGTCATTACCTAGAATATAAGCACAGTTATAAGTACGTTTGAAATCTTCTATAGACAACCCAGCCTCTAGATACTTCTCAGCTATCTCATCTATAGTTATACCACCTAGTATTAGTTTATCTGCTGTGGCAGGACCTACCTTTGGTATACCATCATACCCATCTGTCTTATCTCCAATAAGTAACTGTCGTTTAAAGTTAGCTTCAGCTTGTTGAGGGCTTATGCAAATAAACTTATCATGGTAATAGTCATATAACTTACCTGGGAATGTACGTAGGTCTTTATCTATTGATACAATAACGTTACTTTTATTTTCTTCTGCAAGTATCCTACAAGTATCATCAGCTTCTAGATGAGGTATATAACATACATTAAAGTCTTTGAATACCATCTCCCTGACCTTATCTAACATAACAGGTTTAGCTTGTTTCTTTCTATTAGACTTATAATTAGGATTAACTACATATCTAAAATTCTTACCATGACCACCTATTACAAAGATATATTCATTGCATCCAGTCTTTTCTAATATATCCTTAACTAGATTTTTAAGATACTCTC